TATCCTCACGATTATTTCGATCGTTTGGATATTAGCGGGTGCATTTCTCTGAAAACTAGAGGACTCGCCATGCCCCATTGTTAGGAGTTAACGATGAAAAGCCTGACGAGACTCTGGTCTGAACTTGCGCATGATTGCGCAAGTAAGTGTAGCACGAGCTGCGAACGAGACATCATTACAATGCTCGCTCGCGTCGAACACGAAGGTGATAGTTTTTTAACTATCACCCTTCCTCTTTTCGCCGAAGCCTTTGAAAAAGGCCTCGAACGAGGAGAGTTTGACCTTCAGGATGCCCCGGGTTTCCGGAGCCACCTTGGTCTCCCCCGATTTCTCGGAGGTTTCCTGTGTCAAGTGTTCGATAGGAGGACGGGCGTCATACTTGAAAGCCCCTCCATTGAGGCAGTTCGATCCATTCGTCAACTCACTCTCTTCCTGAAGAAGGTTGAGAGGGAAACGACGATGGAGAGAAAGGCCGCTGCGGAGGAGAAGTATGTCGCAACTGAAGAAGATCTCAGGGTAACTGAAGAGACACTTTCGGCGTCACAACGCCGTGCCTTTTCGGTGGCCTTCGCGCTACTCTACTCGAAGCCCCTCAACCAGCTTTCAAAGCTGATCGAGAATCTCGAGCTAGAGCCAGCGCATGGTCCCGGTTCGACCCAAGATAAACTCTTGGGCAACCGCAAGTTCTCTAGTCCTTTATGGACAGATCGGCTTGAACGCCTCTTTCCCTTCGGCTACTATTGTAGTTCGAATTGGGCGAGAGACTTAGAACCAGAGGTCTTCCTCTCCCCGGAAGAAGAACCGCCTGTAAAGGTGGTTTTTGTTCCTAAGACTCTGAAAACTCCTAGAGTTATCGCAATGGAACCTACTCACATGCAATATGTGCAGCAAGGTCTGATGCGAGCTCTAGTCCCTCTCCTTGAGGAGAGTGAGTTTGGAAGATCGCAAGGATTTTCTGACCAAAGTCCGAACCGAGTTTTAGCTCGGCAAGGATCCTTGGACGGAAGTATCGCTACGATCGACCTATCAGAGGCGAGTGATCGCGTTCTGAATAGTCTGATTATCCAGGCCACGCAAGCGTGGCCGGTTGTCAGTGATTCTATCCAGGCGTGCAGATCTTCTCGCAGCGAGCTTCCTTCAGGTCGTATCATTGATCTAAAGAAGTTCGCTTCGATGGGTTCTGCCCTATGTTTCCCTATTGAGGTCATGGCCTTTTCGGCCATTGTCCTCATGGGGTTATGTAAGGCAGGTTACAGTCTTGGAAAAGCTCTCCAGCTTTTCCGAGACGGTGCCGTCCGCGTCTACGGAGACGATATTATCGTCCCTGTAGATAGTGTTTTCCATGTGGAGGACACTCTTGAGACTTATGGCCTCAAGGTGAATCGGAG